AAACTAATAGAGTTATCATCAACCATAGTTACTGAAACGTCAACATCTCTTATTGTTAAAATCTGATTTCTTAGTGGCAAAATATCTTTGTTCTTTGGTGTTGCAGTTAATTTAAGTGTGCTTGTGCCATCAAAAAATGCTGAAGGCGCAAAGTTTGTTATGACAACTTTACCTGTATCATAGTTTACAGTACCAGCATTATTTAACACGCCAATATTTCCAGTTGATTCTAATCTGTAAATTCTTAATAGGCCTGCGTTATCTTCTAAGTAGCAGTTATCGTATCCAAGATATGTAAATCTGTTGGACGTTATTTTATTTCCATCGCCATATGCGTATGTCGTAGACCTATTTCGTGTAGTATCATCAAGTGCATTTGAAAAGCCGACTTCGTATCTTACGGCTTGTCCTAACTGAACGTCAATTTCTTTTTTGATTGTTATTACAGTATCGTTATTTAAAATTGATTGTTCTGACATATCAATTAGTCTTGATAGTTTTGAATATCTAAAATACGTTCCAAATTTACTAATGTCTGAAAGGTTGTATGCGGCAATAGTATCTACAACTAATCCAGAGATTGTGTCCGATGATATTGATGTTTTCTTTGCATCATACTTTACAGTCGCATTAACAGTAATATACAAATATTCGGGATCAACAATTTCTGTTTGTACAGTTAAAACTTTTTTAGGTTTGATAACAGAATTTATTAAGTTTAATTTTTCGGTAGCAGTTAACACAGAACCGCTTGTTGGCTTAATAGCAATAAACACTTTACCATATGTTGGAGGATCATTGTCTTCACCACCCCAAACAACAACAGATTCGACTGTGGCTTGACTTAGCAACAATGCTCTATAGTCTTCAGCAGTTACTGCACGATTCTGCGCTTCATATGTCTTTGGTGCATTGAATTTAATTTGTGCTGTAGATTCTCTATCATCTCCACCAGCGGCTGGATCGTTAGCGGTAAATACTGCACCAGTAACGTTTGTGATGGCATCTGCATATGTTAAGTTTAAAATATCATTTCCAAGTTTTCCATTAGAAACAAGATATCGAATAACAACAATGTTTCCATTGTCTAAAGACTTACCAAATGTTCCGTCTCCGAATTTTAATTCATATTGTCCATCTTCTGCTTCTTGCAAGAAATACACTTCAGATGTTGAAGTTAACTCTACTAAATTTGTAGACTTAGTAAAAGTTCTTGTTGTGCTGTCAACAGAAGAATTCAAAACCGTAACAGTTATTGTTGTTGTATCTGCTTTTGTATTTGGGATTAAAAATCTTTGATCCGCATCAGCACCATTTACTGTATATCGTGTTGCAACTAAAGAACCTTCTGTTAATGTGATTGTGTCAGAAAAAACGCCTGAATTAGAAAAGAATGTCTTTGCTTCAACATTAGAAAATCGATATGTGTCACCATCAATGATACCATTAAATTGTGTGTATTCTGGAACAGAAATACTTCCTGGTGCACCAGTCACGCTGAGTAATAGCGTTCCAGTAATAGATGCAGATGATGTTGATCTAGGCAAATAATTTAAAGAGTTCGCTAAATTTACAACAGAATTTCTTTTTTGTGCTGTAGTAAGAAACGCCTCAGACGCTACCATATTAAGATAGAATGAATTGTAGTATGTGTTATATGCCAACATATCCAAAAGAACAGACATGCCAGAACCATCAAAGTTATAGTCTCTGAATTGATCCTGCGCCTGCAAGTATCTTTTGAAGTTATCCTTGATACCCTCAAAATTAAGTTCATCTATTCTTAAATTATTGTCTATGGCCATTTTATGCCGCCCTTGCTAACGATGTTGTGATAGAACCTGCTCTATTAATGTTTTTTATAATATACTGTATGTTTAGTGTGATTCCATATTCTTCGTATTTAACGTCTATTTCATTAACAATAACTCTAGGCTCATGTCTGCCAATTGCATCAGTTATTTCTTTTTTCATGTTATACTCAGTGAATCCAGGTTCATATTGAAAAAGATGTTCACTCAAATTACATCCATAAAATGGATTAAAAGGTCTAGTTCCTTTTTTAGTTCGAATCAAATTGATTATTGATCTTTTGATTGCGACTTCATTTATAACAGGGCGAACGTCTCCACTCACCGGATGTGGGGTGAAGTCTAAACTTAAGTCTTTATAGAATGCAATATCTGCCATTTTTTTCTTTTATTTATGTTGGTTGTTCTGCCGTTTTGGCATCTTGAATTTCTTTTCTACGTTCTTTTGTTGCTTTGCTTAATTCTGCTAATGCTTTTCTTGCTCTAGTTCCTGCGGCTTTGTTGCCTTTGCTTTCGAATTTATTATTCTCAGCAAGATATGCTTCAAATAAATTTACTAAATTTTCGTGATTTGTCATAATTATTTCCTTATAAAATGTTGACATTTGCTTGACATAGTGTTACACTACTGTGTAGCCTATGATATTAACTGTATTAAGCCGCAGGTACCGGAAGAGTCTTAGCAACAGCAATTTCAGCGTCTTGCAGTATATTCTTATCTTCTAGTGCCTTTATTCTTAATATCAATTCATTCAGGGTAGTATTATTCAACCCATCAGAAAATCTTAATTCTGTATTTCCATGAAGTCTAAAATTAGTATTTGTTGAAAGTGTAATCTTATCATCATTTGTGTTCCACACAACCGAATTATTTTCGGTAACAGTCGCAAAATTTCTAGTCATACTTGAAGCAGTACCAAAATATTCTGATGCGGCTTCAGGTATTGCTGGCAAGTATCCAAGAATCGCTGGCTCTTGTGCAGATAAAGAATCTAAGAAGAATCCAAAAACCCAATCACCTAGTTTAGGTGCACCATATAAATTCGGTGTGTTTGTGGGATGTATTGACGTTGCCCAAGGCAAATCTTCAGTCGGAATAAGTCCAGCCTTCTTTGCTGGATGATATCCAAAACATCTCACCTTGCATCTGCCAAGTATCAATGGATCGCTAATACTTTCAACAATTCCAATCCACCAAATGAATCCATCTTGTCCAATAAAATTTTTCATAGCCTATCTAATTCTGATGTGTCTACTGCGCCTGGAGGAACATTGTCTTTAATCCAAGTAAGTAATTGTTTTTTCACATCAAGTTCTTTCTTAGCAGGTTTTCCTGGTTCTTTAAGTGTCAAGTACTTGAAGTCTTTGATAACAGGATTACCCTTCTTATCTTTGTACGCTTTATTTGTTTGCGGATCAACAATAAAGATTGTATTCTCTGGATTATTTAGAATGACATAAACGCCGCCTTGAACAGATTCTGGCATTGATTTTGTCACTAAGTTATATACAGTCTGTGCCGCACCTGCGTGTGTAGCAAGCAGAATGTCTTCTGGCACAACTCTTGCTCTTGATTTGTTATTCTTGATTGCAATTTGATAGTTAGTTAGAACCCAAGATACGTGAATATTCTTTGGTTCATATCCAGCGTTAAACAGTTTTGGCAAAACATCTGTCATGTCTGAAACTTCTTTGAATGTGCTGTCAAAAATAAGATTTGGTAATTGACCTTTTTCAGCGCCAGCAAGCATCAAGTCTAGCGTCTTGTTTTTTACGTCAGTCGCACGAATAAGAACGTGTAGAATATAAACATGCGTTGGAGTTTTCAAATCCAATTGACCCATCTTTAAATTCTTGTCAGTCAATTCCTTTTGAATAAGTTCTTTATCTTTTTCGGAAATCTTGTCGCCATACTTGTTCAACAAATCTTGTGTCGTGAATTTACCAAGTGCATCTAACTTTTGAAATGCAATTTTCAATTCGTCAACGTCACGTATTTTAAAATCGGAACCTTGCATGAAGTGCTGAACGGCAAATCCTTTACCAGAACCCGCACCACCAGCAAGAAACACAATCTGCCCGTACTTTGCGCCATTGTTGTAAAGAATTTGTTTTTCTACAAGTTCATATGCCTTATAGTCTTTCAACTCCAAAAATTCTGAGAATTTAATTTTTAAACTCATTTGAAATAACCTTTAGTTAAATGTATCTTAGTTCCGACATATCTTTTGCTGTCAAATCACTTCTATTGAAATCCATAGGAATCGAACCTCTTGATAATTCCAATCTTTTAATATATGATGATAGTGTAATATTATGTTTAACTCCAGACACAAAGTATCTGCCACTATGATACTCATCCGTAAGAAGATTTGATTGTCCAGGTAACAGTTTTTTATCTAGCGAACTAGGAATCAAAAGATTAACAATATGTCCAGCACCAATATTATTTGTTGCACCTTGAATATCGACTTCTAATTTAAACATAGTCTTTGACAAACTGCCAAAAATATTATCTTTCAACCAAGAACTTCTTTGAATAGGATCATTGAAATATGAAGAAGAGAAGATTAATTTTCTTCCTGGTGTTTCTCCATTAGTATTGCTATACGTACTGAATATATTGTTTGCGTCTAAAAGTTTGTTTGTGTAAAAATCTTTAGTTCCAGTGTCTTCTCTTGAATATCCAACATTAGTTACTGTAGAATTTCTCTTGATTGGATCAAGAGATGTGATTGTCGTATTGTAATGTCCAAATAACATCATTTCCAAATGATTAAAGTTATCTTTTTTTGTTAGTTTATTAGTTCGAATATAACTTGGTTCGATTTTACCGTCTTCATTTGGGCTATAAATTATATCGTGAACACCACCTGTGGTAGAATCTTCCACCAACTTATCATAACTTCCAAAAAAATGTGTCGATGCAAATGGTTTCCCATCAGCATATGTTCCGACCACAGGAAAAAATCTCTCAAAGAACAAAAAGAATTTTGATCTAGAACAAGACCTTTGTGCCAATGCTTCAATTGCTTTGTGTGGCATTAATCCTGTAGATATGAAAGGACTACCTAGTGTTATCTTTGGATCTTCTATCATTAAATCATTTGAAGACATTTCACCAAAAATAGAACGAACAGCGGCCGCAATAGACATGTTCTTATAACTTTTATATAAATTCTTTTTCATCGAATTTACAAAACTTCTAGATGTAAAGTATAGTGAATATTTTGCGCCAAGACTCTCCATATTGACTGTGTGTGCGCCAATTTTATTGACAATTAAATCTTCACGCCAAATCAAAATTTCATTCGTGTTTGGTTTAGCAAATTGTATCAGTAACTTTTCACCACCTTGAAGTTGAAACTTTTCTATACCACCGCCAAGGTCAGTCAAAGTGACCGATCCAACAATTGCAGATGAGAATATATTCTCATCTATATCTAAACTTTCAAATGCGTCTAATAAAGATATCTGCAAACCTTGTCTTGTCACAATAGACAATTGATTGATTACAAAATTTCCTCCAATTGCTCTTGGTATTCTATCTTTTGTATCTAATGTTAAATTCGTTTTTTCAAATCCAACATTATCTATTGTTTTTCCGAATGGATACGGCAGAGAATAATATTTGCTCATATGTTATACAATCGGCTTACTTAAGATTGATCTTAATCCTGATTCTAGTGTGCTTACCATATTTGGATTTAAAATTTTGATTTTAGATTTATTTGTGTTCAATCTTAATTCCCACTCATATGCAGTTTCAGCATTTCTTTTGTTGATTGGTAAGTTTGTATATTCAACAAAGTCTATGATGTTTCCGTAACTATCGTAATAATACTTTGCCGTTGCTAATGCGGCCGCAATGCTACCATATTTTTCAGTAATATAATTTTTAAACACTTCTGTGTTCTTTGGCCAGTCATCATAAATGCTATGCACGTTATTTGTTAGCATGATGATCCAATCGTATCCTGGATTACCATAAAATTTGTATGAGATGTAGTCGGGACTTTCTCCGTCTTGCACAACATATGGCGTATATCCAATTGATCTATATTGTGTAATATAGTCTTTTACTTTTGATACGATATTGATATCGATTGCTTTTAGATAGTTGTGGTCATCTATCTTATAGGCAACTTTGGGGTAGTATGCGAATATACTCATTAGAAAATTGTCCTTAATCCGCTTTGTCCGGATGCAATCTGTCCTGCAAGCGGCAATGTTGTTTCTCTTAAACCAATAGTTAGAGTAACTTCTGATGGATAATATTTACCATCTTTAGTGTCGTTAGAAAAGAAAACCATTTTATTTTGTGATCCATAATCAACTTGTACATTCTCTATGACGCAGAATTCACTACCAAAAACATCAGCAATACCGCCATCGCTTTTGTTCGTTGTTGGCTCTTGGAGTACAATTCTAAATTTGCACATGTCTGGATATCCAAAAGTAAATGTTTTTCCAACTGCTGAGTCGGGGCTTGTTCCTCCAGCAAAAAGGGAATTTATCTGCTCGGTTGTGAGTTTAGTATTTTCAGCCTCTGCTTTGTCTCGGGCGGCTTGATCCTCTATCTTGGCCAACTCGTCAGTTGATATTTTGGTCGTACCTTCAATGGTTAAATCTTGACTTGTTGCTCCTTTAGCCGATGATGCAATTCTAAACGTTTTAATAATGTCAATCATTTTTTCTGCTTCTGCTTTGCTTGTTGGTTTCATAATAAACGGCAATTGAAATCGTCTAAAAGTTGGTCCATTATAAATTAATTGTTGGAATGTATTCAAAACTTTTCTTGTCATAAATTCATATTGTGCTTTTCCCGACAAACCAGCAGAACCAATAAAACCACCTGCGGTGCCAGCGGCACCGGCTGCTTGTTTCAAAAGTGCATCAACTCCACCCTTAACGGTAGCAAATGTGAAGTCTATGGCACCAGTGCCTGATGGTGCACCAAAAATATTCGCACTTTCTGAATATCCATTTTGGAGTGCGCTTTGAAACGCTCCGGCCATACGTATAAATACGATTGGTGAGCCGGTTGCTCGAAATTTTCCCATATTATCGTAAAATTCAAATCGAGCCATCGGAGTCACAAAGTTGGAATGTCCATAATCAG